AATCTTATAAACATAGGATCAACGGTCGATGTATCTCCTATTGTTGTTTCAGTTCCAAAATGAAACAGGTGTCTATCTCTATCTGAAACTTGTGTTAATCTAGATGACGTTGGATTGTTTGTTGTTTGAAAATTTGTGGTTGTTGTTGATGCTCTAATTGTCCTTGCGTTTGATGCACCTGCATTCCATGTAAATGTTTTACCACCAAAAATAGTTGCTACTAATACTTCTCCAAAATTATCGAGACTCCAGTTTCCTGGATCCAGAATCACGTCACTAACTGTTCTTTCTGTTCCCCACGTTGACGTGCTCCAAGTATCTGTACCCCAACCATATCCAGCTGTTTGAAAAGTTGGTCCAACTTCTACATATGGATTAACTGTTGCTGATCCTCCTGCTGTAATACCTGCTCCAGATTCTACTGACGCCATTGTAATTGTAAAACTGTTTGTACTAGCTGTTACAACTTCATAAGGAGTGTCTTCGAAATCAGATGCTGTATATCCTGTTCCTGCTCCAGGTAAAGTCACAGACGTAAATGTAAAATATCGTCCAGCTGATAAACCATGTGAGGTTTTATTAACAGTTACAGTTGCTGAATTATTTGTAGTTGTAAATGTAAATCCAGTAATCGCTGTATCTAATGGAGAGATATCATAAAAATCATTTCCATAATATAAAAATAAACCTTGTGATGTTCCAATGGCCGCATACTTTTCTCCAGCAATACTTGTCCAAGTATGCTGTGCACGTGCTGCTCCAGGTAATGTTAAACTAGCTGCAGTTAGTTGACTCCAACCACCCATCTTTTCTGGTAATCCATATCTAAATCTTACAAAATCACCATCGACCCATTGAGACTCAGCTCCTGAATCTGTGACCATCTTATTAAAACCAGGCTTGAAATTTAATTTTTGTAGCATATAGTGCTTTATATATTAGTTTTTTAGAGAATGAAAGTATCAATATAATGGACCATTTGGAAGCAATTGTTGAAATTAAAAATGCAATATCTCCTACGTTTATAAAACAAATAGTGCCTTTAATAAATAAAAAATCCAAAAAATACTTAGGAATTAGAATGGGTACCAGAAAAGACATAAGAAATGTAAAAGGTTATTCTTTAGATTTTAAAACTCCAACTAATTTATTTTACTGGAATTATATAAAAGAAGAAATACAGAGACTCTATCCTCTATATAAAGCTAGATTTCCTCGAATGGCCAGTCAAAAAATAAATCAAATTGATTTATTAAAATATTCTATAGGAGGAAAGTATGAATTTCACACAGATAATTTCACTACTGCAACCAGACATCTAAGTATAATAATGAATTTAAATGAAGATTACAAAGGAGGAGAGTTAGCATTTGCTGATCAAAAAAATGTTGTGCTTAAAAAATTAAAATTAGGCAAAGGCTCTATTGTATTTTTTCCCAGTAATTTTATGTACCCTCATAGTATTCAACCTATCACAGAAGGAACAAGATACAGTATAGTTGCGTGGCTTCAATAATGAATTTGGTTTATCAATTAAAAGATGAATTATTTTGGATACAAAATTTTTTACCACAAAAACTTTACAAAGATATGTATGTACAAACTATCAAAGCAAGAAATCACCCTAATTTTATACCTTCAATTGTAGGATGGCGCACATATAAAGAAGAAGTTGATGATATGTCTAATAGTTACAATCAAGAAAATCCAGAGAAGAATGAACAATTTTTTTTAAAATATCATACATTTTTGAGACATCAGCCTTTTGTAAATTTAATTAACAAAGGATTTGAAAGTCACTTACGTAAATATACTTATGGACAACATTTAACATGGCATAATGATAATACAAAAGCTAGAGTCTACGCTGCTACATTTTATTTTAACAAAACTTGGAATCAAAGTTGGGGTGGTGAGCTTATGTTTAAAAATGATACATCTTCAGGTTTTATACCCATAATAGGTAACTCATTAGTTATTGCAAAATGTGGATTAATGCATAAAGTAAACTCTAATTTAAAAAAAACACACCCACGTTTGAGTATACAAACTTGGATATATAATAAAGATGAGAAATAAATTAATAAAAAATTTTTTTAGTAAAGATGAATTAAAAGTTTATCAAAAATACTGTTATAATAAAGTAGATCAGAATAAAGATTATGAATTAGATGGTCAATCTTTTTCTCCTGCGTGGTATAATGATCCGCTGATGAATGCAATATTAGATATTAAATTACCAATTGTTGAAAAAGAATCTAACTTAAAATTATATCCCACATATGCTTATTGGAGATATTATGTGTTCGGAGCTACATTAACTAAACATACTGATCGCCCAGCGTGTGAAGTTTCTGTAACCACTTGTATAAAAAAATATGATGATTGGCCTATTGTTGTAGAGGGAAAATCTTTTGAGTTAAAAGAAGGTGATGCTGTATTATATGCCGGTTATGATCAAAAACATTGGAGACCAGGAATTTATAAAGGTGAAGGTATGGCACAAGTATTTTTACATTATGTAGATAAAATTGGACCTTTCAAAGATCATGCCTATGATGCAGTTAATAAGGAAAGTTAGTATATGAAATTTGTTGAAAATGTTATTCTAGAAAGAGACCTTTTTGTTTTATATAAAAAACTTATAGAATCAAATGTCTGGGATCTTGCAAGAGCTTCATCGGGTTCTGAGGTGGGTATGTTTCCGGGTTTTGTAGTCAGGGATGATTATAATAAGGTTTATAATTTTTATTGGGATGGATATTTTCAATGTTTATATGAAAGAATTAATCAAAAATTTTATGAAAAATATAATTATTATTTACCAAAAGATATTATGAGAATTCATTTAGGTGCAAAAAATGAAAATTCAAAACCAGAATTACATACGGATTCTGAGGATAGTAGTTTTCATACAATATTAGGATTCCTTACACCACAATGGTCAAAAAATTGGGGTGGTAATATACAGGTTGAAGATAATAATATTGATTATAAACCAGGTAAATTTTTAATATTTAAAAGTAATGAAATCCACAATGGAGAAGGTCCTAACCAACCTGTGCCATATTGGAGAATTAGTATTAATTATATGATAAAGGATAATTTAAATGGAACGAAAAGTTAATATAGATAATTTTATTGGAGTATATGATAATTTCATACCTTTAGAAGAATGTAAACGTGCTATTAAATTTTATGAAGATCAAGATAAATTTAAAAAAACAGTAAATAGAATAGGTTCAGAAAACGCATCTATATTAAAAAAACAAGATCAACAATATTTTGCCGCTAGTCACAACATAGAAACATGGTGGGAAGAATTAAAATCATTGATGGTAAATTACGATGTAGCTCTTAGACATTATCTTGAAAATACTGGAGCTAAAGATTGTTATCATGATGGACTACATTATACTAATGTAAAGATTCAAAAAACTTTACCTACTGAAGGTTATCATGTCTGGCATATTGAACATCAAAGAGGTTTTGATAATGAACCAAGAGCTCTTGTTTATAGTATATATTTAAATGATATTGAAGAAGGTGGAGAAACAGAATTTTTACATTTTTCAAAAAGAGTAAAACCTAAAACAGGTAGAATAGTTATATGGCCTGCTGGTTTTCCTTATCTACACAGAGGTAACCCACCTTTAAAAGGTGAGAAATATATTTTAACTTCTTGGATGTTGGTACGTTAATATGAAGAATAAGAAGTAGGTCTTGCACCTAATCTAGTAATTTTTTCAGATTCAGTTTCTCCCTCAACATCATCATTATCCCAATCAGATTGTAATTGAGCTAAGTGAGCTGCGTCCCATTTTTCAACAAACTGTGTTCTAAAATTACCTAAGTTAGATGCTGTCCAAGTAGCATGGGGAGTTTCATCTCTGTATTCTACAGAATCATTATAATCATGATTATCATCTTTATATTGAATTGCCCAAATGTTTGACCATTTAGAATCACTCCAAAAAGAATCTTGACCTGTTATGATATAAGAAGCTGCACCATCACCACTTTGTTTGATGATCATTTTGTCTTCGAATACCACTGTCCAATCTGAATTAGTTGCCATAATTTCTCCTACGTTTTAATAATATAAATAATTGTTAAATAAGGTTGTAAAACCGAAGTTGCATCTCCACTAAAGTTAGCACTCATGTTGTGAGAGTGTCCACCACCAGATCCTGTGTTTCCTGTATTTGAAGGAGTCGCATTGTTTATATTTGGAAAAGTAGGGTGAACTTCATTTCTTCTTGGTGTAAATCCTGCACCGCCACCATGAGAGTGAGAGGCAAGTTGTGGTGTTGATAAAGTTGCATTTGCTGTTGATCCACCGACATTTCCAGTTGAAGTCACAGTGTTTGCTCCACCAGTAGATGCTAAAGCTTTGGTAGGAGATTTACCCATTGCGACGTTGTCTTGTAAATCTGGTAATCCAAAAGTAGATGAACCATCTCCAGATCCGTAAGTTGTACCTACGATTGCAAATAAATCTGCGTAAGTTGTTCTTGAAACATTTGCACCATTACATTCTAAGAAACCTGATGGCACTGAAGCAGAAGACCATGGCACAATAGTAGCTGTAGGAATTCCTTCGATACCTGTAAGGTTTGCTCCTGAAAAATCGTATCTTGTTGCTTCGTAATTTGCCATATTCTATTTCTCCTTGTACGTCCAACCTGTTGTTGCATCTCCTGAAAAGACTAAACAAAAAGCTGCGCCTTGTGTATTAACAACAAGATCAGCTGCTGCATTAGCTATATTAGAAGAATTTCTACCAACAGTCAATGCGTTAGTGTTAAAATCATAACCTTGATCTACAAATGAAACCTCATCACCTGTAGCAGGAGAGGCTGGTAGTGTAACTGTC